TAGTACTATCATCACTCTCAAGCTGAGTAGTTACAGTCGATAGTCTAGCCGCTGCAATTGTTCCAGTAAGGTTAGCCGCTGGTAAATCAATACCAAGACCTTCTATATCAGCCTTAGTTTGATCTGCTGTTGCTCCAGTTTCTATACCATCTAATTTAGTACCATCTGTAGATACATCACGACCATCAAAAGTTGAGTTGGTTGTAATGGCACCAGTCATGGCCCCGCCAGCTTTAGGTAATGCTGCGTCAGCAGTTGTCCCTTGAGCAGCAGTAGCATAATCACTACCATCAAATGCTTTAACAGCAGCAAGATTAGTAACTTCAGAATCCATTAATGCGCCAGCATCGGTTACGTTTGTTGTATCCGTTACATCTGCACTAGCTTCAATACCACCTAACTTAGAATGGTCAGCATCAGTAAATGTATTAGAGTCTGTGGCAGCTTCAACAGCTGCTTTAATTTCAGCGTTGGTTTGGTCAGCAGTAGCAGCAGTTTCAATATTTGCTAACTTAGTAAATTGAGCATCAGTGAAAGCGTTTGCTTCACCCTCATAAGCAGCTTTAATTTGTGCAGCTGTTTGATCTGCCGTTGCACTAGCTTCAATACCACCTAACTTAGAATGGTCAGCATCAGTAAAGACATTCGAATCAGAAGCAGCTTCTACAGCGGTTCTAATTTCTGCATCTGACTGGTCGGCAGTTGCACTAGCTTCAATACCATCTAACTTATCATGGTCTGCTGTTGTAAAGTTTTCATCTGTCTGACTTGCGACAGCAAAGTCTAAAGTGCCATCACTATCTTGGTAAGTTACTGTAATGCCTGATTCCGTATTACCAGATACCATAGCACCAACGATATCTTCATAGTGTTCTACACCAGCAACATCACTTAATGAATTCCAAGCTGCGGATCCATCACCAGCTTTGAGAATATTATTTGTAGTATCTAAACCTAGCTCACCTACATCTAGGGTAGGGTTATTCGACGACCAATTTGCGGCCGTATCTCTTCTAATTTGAATTTTGACAGCCATTATGCTCCCCCTCCGTCTATTTCAGTTAAGTTGGAAGTCAGCGCAGCTGAAGTTCCTCCGTCTATTTCAGTGATGCCTGATCCAGTGTCACCACCTGCACCCACCTCAAAAACTGTTCCGGATGAGTTCTTAGAATATAGTTTCTCATCAGCTGTATTGATCGCTAATTCACCTTGTTCTAATTGGGAGGCTAGTGGGGTATTGCTCGCAACGGAGCTCTGTTTAATTTTGATTGTAGTTCGATTTGCCATATATAGGTCCTAAATTGTATAGAGTATATACTCTAAGTAATACACTTATTTATATCATTCATAGCTTTGATGTAATGTCTTTCTGCGGTATTTCCGTTAAGAAGACATACTATCCCATTAGGAACAAGATAAGGCCAATTTGGATTGAACCATGAGTCTTCATCTATGCCATAATACCTTGAGTAAACTAGATTGGGGTCGAAGAAGTTGTTTGATAATTTTTCCCAGAATAAGAATCTATCTATTCCAAGATACTTGAGCATATAACTCTCTGGATCGTTCATGAATGTATTCCATATATGAACATTTTCATTTTGATTCCATATCATAACACTGGAGTTAATATCCATGTCAGTCTTAATATGATAATCGTTAGGGTAACGAGAGAATTCCTTTCGCTCTTTATATAACTCTTTTAATGGTTTCCAATAACACTTGACCATTGTGAAATTATCATATGCATCATATAAATCTGATTTTAAATCATTATATACAATAACATCAAGGTCAAGATACATAATCTTTCCTTTTATGTTACCGAAGTTTTCTTTAAATAAAGCTAGTTTATTCCATACATCAGGAAGGTCCTCCTCGATAGGAATAACGTTTATATTTGGATTTAGACCAGATGGGTCTTCTGTATAACAATAGAAAGTGCAATGACCGATTAATTCGTGTAGTCGGTTTACGTGTTCATGTGAGTACTTCGTTCCCCACTTAACCGTCAGAATATTCAATTTCGTCTCTAATCATTTCTACCATATCTAAGTTTCTGATAAAAAATGCTATTGACCATCGAGGTTCGTTAGACCTAGCACAATGATATTGTCGATGATATGTAACACCTCTTTCATCAAACTTTCCGTATGTTCCCGTTTTACATGACCATCCAGGTTTGTCAGGAATGGTTTCAATCTTTCCAGTTTGGACATCTCGATATCTGTAAAATCCTGAACCGGTCTCAGACCAGTTAAACAATATAGTATGTCCAGGACAATCATGGTTATCATGCCAACCAATATAACCATCTTCAGGATAGTAGCAAAATAAAGCATTCTGTTGACACCCTAGTTCACGGGTAAAGTTGAATAGCACATCCTCCCTCAACTCACTCCAATCAGCTAATCCATCCATATGTCTAGGGTCTTGTCCTGCCACACCGATATCACACCCTTTGATGGCCATCGGAAATCCTTTATGACCTTTTTCCATAAGCTTTTCTAAGTATTCAGCAGATGTAGCTCGTTCAGCATCAAATCCAAAATCTCTAGTTTCTATTGGCAACCGAGATGGATCCAATATTTTCAATTGGTCTGAAAATCCATTCAATCTTTCAATAATATCAGGATTGTTAATCGATATTTCTTTCATGTGCTATCTCTGTCCCGGGTATTGTGTAATGGCTTATTACCATTTCTCCTTCACATTCTCCGTCTCTATAGACATGAATGTAATTATATCTTGCATCATCTTTATATATAAAGACTTTTAATTTATCTTTCCACTTGTTCTCTAACAACCACCACAACGTGAATTGATCCCAATGTATCAATTGTTCTTGTTGAGATTTTTGTTCCTCAGGCCACCATTCACGTGCGCATTGTTTTTCATGATACTCCCACCAATCTTTAAGAAACTCCATAGTTGTGTCTGAATCATCGTACGCGAATACACCACCATGTAATGTCATTTCACCACCAATGAATTTGGCTATAGCTCCAGCATATGATCTGATATTAGTGAACCCCATATGGCCATCAAACTCAAACAAATCGTGAATATCTTCATGGACGACGTAACAGTCCGCATCAATGTATAATGTGGTTTCGAAAGGTGTTTGTGGGAGGGCCCAGAGTTTAGCTCTTTTGTGGGCAGGACAATCCTTTACTAGATAAAGGTCGTCACATCGTTCATCATCTACTGTCCACTCATCATGAGCAAATAAAGCAATATTAGCTTCAGGCCATACATCATATATTGAATCAATTAACCTATGAGCAGCTTCGTAATAGCAGTAGCGTCGCGACGCTACTATGATAATGCCTTTACTTGGCTTTTGCAATAATTGCGCTTTTTTTCTTGGTTGGTTTCTTTTTTGCTGGGGCACTTAAACTCTCCATAATAATAACGCTTACAAATGCATTCATTTCAACGACAGACTTCGCTTTTCGAATTCGACTCTTTAATGCCCTATTCTTGCTTAGCTTAACTTCTTCAATTTCAAACGCTTGAAGTTTTGATTCAAACAGAACATCGTTCAATTGTTTCTTACGCTGTTCTGCATCGACCTGGTGTTTTTGATCAGGCGACATAGTATCAGGCATTCCCGGCCCTCGTTGACCTCTATGTTTTTCAGAGTTTTCTGTGATAGCTTCTACTGTATGTTGGTCCATTATCATATCCCAATCAGGGTTATTGATTTCCCCCTCATCAGTATTTGTTACCGAAGCTGTTACGTTATTGCCATTATTATCTTCTATCTGACAAATAACGTGTGTCATTTCCTTATTTCCCCAAATGGGGTTTAATACTTTCTTATCCATTTTATGCTGTCCTCAACCAAAGTTTAATATTATTTATAGTCTCTAAAGATGCCATGATTGTAGCACCTACATATGTACCAGTATAGTTTCCAGAGTAAGCAGACGAACCAGTAAATGTTTGTTGTGAATATGTATGAGGCGCGCCCGCGTATTGAGCGTAGGTCTGTGACTCAGTAATTCCTGTAAAGGTGTTAGAATAAAATCCAGTATACGTATGAGGTCTAACACCACTATAGTATCCTGGTGTAGGAGCTCCTGGAGTATAGTATCCGGTATATGAACCAGAATAGTATCCAGTATATGAACCAGTATAAAAATGATCTCTATAACCAGCGAACCATCCTTGGAAGAAATAAGGACCTACACCACCATAATAAACAACTGATGTACTTCCATAATTACTATTATAGTATCCATGATACGAACCAGTATAAGTTCCAGTATACGATCCGGTATACGTATGAGCTCTTGAACCAGCATATCCGCCAGCATAATATCCAGTGTAGGCGTGGCTCCTATTACCAGCAAAGTATCCTACTCCTGCAAAATATCTATATCCACCATATGAAGATGAGCCTGTATAATATGCTACAGAAGTTGTTGTTCCTGTGTAACTTCCGGTATAAGTTCCAGAATAAGATACGTCTTCTAGTACATGTCTAGTGTCTTCAAAACCACTTCCCACCTGAGTCCACGTTCCAGTAGTAGGCGCAGAAGCGGCCAGCTGATATTTACCAATATCATTATCTACTATCTCTTTTCTGAAGTGGTCTACTAACGCTTTAATTTGCGCATCACTCATTTGCTTAATATGACCATTACCAGAAGATGATCTATACATCGTTCTATTAACTTCTGTCATTGTAGATGAACCAGTTGTTCTTCTCCAAAGGTAGGTACTATTTGCGCCGTCTAAATGTGAGTTTGTAATTGTAGCAACACTAACCCAAGTTCCTGGGGTAGGAGCTGAAGGTTGCATCTTATATGTTCCTGGAGGAGCTGATGTTAATTTAGCTTGTACTCTATTGATAATATCACTTACTATTTCTGAATCTGGCATGTCTTCCATACCGTCAACCGTTCCACTTGTCTCATGTAGAGACATTGGTACTGCAGTAATACTTGTGGTTACACTATCAAGTTTTTGACGAAACACATAGTTAGTAGAAGAAATTGCTGTACTAGGATGAGTTCCAATTGGATCATCTCTTACTGTATCTACAAATGTTCCAATAGATGTCCAAGATGATTGAGTATTCATTGCAAGATGTCCTACCGTAGTAGCATCATCAGAAAACTCATCAAGAATCAAGTCTGCAATTTCATCAATCTCTGTGTCGCTCATTTCTTGCAAGCCTATAACTGCTGGAGTTGAATCTGTGTTATATTTTAATCGGATAGGCCTGCTCATATTAGGCCGTCCTCAACCACAATTTAGTGGTACTAATTGTTTCATGACTTGCCATAATTGTAGCTCCTGTGTATGTGTGGTTTCTCGCGCCAGCATATGCTCCTGTGTAGCTACCCGTGTATGAATGGTTTCTTGAACCCGCGTAGTATCCAGTGTATGGACCCGTGTATGAATGGTTTCTTGCACCAGCAAAGTATCCAACGTATACTCCTGGATTTGGTGCACCTGGTGTATAGTATCCAGTGTATGTTCCTGAATATGAGTGGTTTCTTGCACCAGAGTAGTATCCAGTGTATGACCCAGAAAATGAACGAGCATAGTTTGCTCCATAAGAGCCAGTATAGCTTCCAGCATATGCTCCTGGTATAGGAGCTCCTGGAGTATAGTATCCAGTATAGTATCCGGTATATGCACCAGTAAAGTATCCAGTATAGTATCCGGTATAAGAACCTGTAAACCAATATGGACCTGTTCCTGCATAATACAGCGCATATGAACCAGTATAAGAACCTGAGAAGGCCCGGGAATATGCTCCGGAGTAGTATCCAGTATACGTATGTGCTCTTGAACCCGCGTAGTATCCAGTGTATGAATGGTTTCTTGCACCAGCAAAGTATCCAGTATATGAACCAGTGTAGTAACCGGTGTAGGATGATGCATATGAACCAGTATAAGTTCCTGTGTATGAATGTGCTCTTGAACCAGCAAAGTATCCATGATAGGTTCCAGAATAACTTCCGGTATAAGTTCCGGTATAAGTTCCAGCATAGTTTGCAGCATACGAACCAGTGTATGTGTGGTTTCTTGCACCAGCAAAGTATCCAGTATATGAACCAGTGTAGTTTTGGTTAGTACGTTCGTGTCGTGTATCAGTAAAACCACTTCCTGCTTCAATCCATGTTCCTGGTGTAGGAGCATTCGTTGCTAACTGGTATTTGCCAATCCCTGTAACTGTAATCTGGTCTCTAAAATAGTCTGCGAGTTCTTTTATCTCTGAATCAACCATTTCCTTTGCTGCAGGTGGTGTTGATGATGACCACTTCAAAGGACGAACAATAGTTGATGTTGGATTATCAGTTCTTAACCATAGCTGTGTTGTATCATTAGTATGGTCAGTGTGTTTGTTGGATAGTGTAGCTTTAGAAGTCCACGTACCGCCAGATGGTGCTGATGGTTGAAGTTTATATGTGCCTTGTGAAAATGAAGCTAGTTTTAACTGAACTCTATTAATAATATTGTTAGCTACATATGTATCAGTTTGTTCAATAAGACCTTCCATATCAGATCCATTATACTTAACGTGAAGTGGACGGGCAGATACATTCGGAGTTACACCAGCTTGATTCTGGCGAAATACATAGTTTTCTGAATTAATAGTGGTAGAGGCTGGGTGCGCGCCAATAGCATCGTCCCTGTATGTGTCGACAAACGTGCCTACATCGGTCCATCCCGATTGTGCATTGACAACCAAGTGGCCAGTAGTAGTTGGATTGTCTGTGAATTCATCTAATATTAGGTCTGCTACAGTATCTAAGTCTGAGTCAGACATCTCCTTAAATCCATCAAACAAAGAGCCATTATAGTTTACTTTTAAAGGTCTTGGCATAATGTTTCACTGTTAGAATGTGCCACCGTCAATTGTACTAGATGCGTAAGGCACTCCTGACGCATTAAATTGTAATATATCATATTGTGAGCCTGTAATAAATGATAAAGCTGTTCCTGCTGTATTAGATATAAAGAAACCATCACCCGTAAATGAACTCATACCAGTACCACCATGGGCTACAGCTAAATCAGTAGAAAGTGTTAATGAACCAGCTACTAAAGGTGCAGCTGTTCCTGAGAATACTTCTGATGTGTTTGTGGCATCTTGTAATATTGTGAAACCACCAGCAGAATCATCCCAACCAAAGAATCCAAGCTTCGCAGCGGATCCATTATGGTATCTAAATTCAATACCACGGTCTTTGTTGTCATCGGATGTAGGAGCAGTATCACCACCCAATGTGAAAATTGGATCGTCAATTGTAACAGTAGTTGAATTGATTGTAGTAGTTGTACCATGAACAATCAAATCACCGGATACAGTAACATCATCAAATGTTACATCATCACCAGTACCAACTGATTGTCCTATTGAAAACTCTCCACCTGAATATGTAACACCAGTACCAGCACTTAAATGAGCTCTAACTTCAGCAGTACTTGGACCAGTATAAGAGATTACACCAGTTGCAGAGGCATATGATAATGAGCCATCACCGCCATTATCTGTAACTGAAATAGCATTTCTTGCTCTTGCAGTAGTATGCCACATATTAGATGCACCTTCAGGAACATCATCAGTGTTAACTTGTCCAGCACCAGTACCCCAGTCGATTAGGGAGTCATCAATACCGTCGGCTGTAAGACTTACTGCACCTGCAGATGTTTCAAAATGTGCTGAGTTAAATGAAGCAACACCCTTATTTGATGTAGAAGCATTTTCACCAGCAATTGTAATGGTGTTGTCTGTTACTGTGGTATCAATACCTTCACCACCAGAGAATGTAATGGTTTCACCAGTACTTACTGAATCACTACTACCACTATCTGCTGCAATACTTAATGTACTTACAACTGTACCGAATGATAAGTTACCAGCACCGTCAGTCTTTAAGAACTGACCATTTGTACCATCTGCTGTTGGATGAGATAATCCATCAACAACAACTACACCTGAACCATGAGGTGTAATAGTAATATTACCGTTTGTGTCTGTTGATGTAATAGCATTACCGTCTAACTTTAAGTTATCAACTTTTAATTGGTCTATTTTACTATTAGAATCTACAATGATTGCTGATGAAGCAGTGAGCGTTCCCGCTGCATGGTCCATCATATCTGTAAAGTGTTGACCACCTATTGTTTTTGCTATTACTGTTGATCCAGACGTCTCTCCTATAAAGAGTTTATCTGAACTAAATGAGTATGCCTGTTCACCAACTGCTAACGCGTCTGTAGCAGGAGTCCCCGTTGCCGTGGAATATTTGGTGATGATGACTGTTCCTGACATGTCTAATTCTCCTTAAATTTAAAAACTACCGCCAACGATAATAGTACTACTATTTTCTAGTCTACTCTTAACGATGAAAGTTTCTGTTGCTGAATCATATACGATGATAGAACCCTCTTCTCTATCTGTGATATCGATATCTAACATGTCTGCCAGTTTAGTCGTGGGTTTATGGTACATTGATCGAGCTTGTAGTTTTTCTGTACCCTTTAAGGACGCCGTTAAACTTGTAGCCCCCGTTAGTGTTCCTGTTAATGCCATTATCGTGTTACTCCTGGTGTTACTGTTAATTGTCCTTCAACTATTCGTGTTATAGTTCCACCAGTTCCATTCTGAATTTCCACGTCATATACATATCGTCCTGCTTTTAGAGCATTTGTTTGCGTGCTTGTCAAAGCAATTGAAACCTTGCCTTGAGATGCACTTTCTACGGCCGCAGTAAAATCTACTGCTGTTGAAGACGCATAAGTCTTTCTTAACTGTGCAGTAACTAAATACCCAGTAAGGTCTGCAATCCCACCTGCAGCATCCGATACGATAATCTCTGTCGAGAAATCGGATCCCTGGTCTACTGTTATGTTAGAATAAATAGCCATGATTAAGTGGCTGGAAAGACTTGTGTGCCACTAACATCATACAATGTTACTAGACTAGAAGCGGTCGCCGTACCAGCAACAATTGCTGCAAGGGCTTCTACTATGTTTGTATATCCTACTGAACCACTTACTGTCAGTTCATCGATATCTCCAATAGACGTTCCTATTTCGTTAGTCTTAACTCTCCATTCCTCGAATGTGTCTGTTGTTGCTACGTTTACTACATTTGCCATATTACTTCTCTAATAGTTGTTTTAACATTTGTTTTATCTCTGCAAGCTCTGTTTCAACTTGCTCAAGACGATTATTCTTTTTCAGGGCAGCTTGCTTTGCTATTCTTGCTGCAGACGCAGCTGCCCTGTTAGTATTTATAATAGCACCCGACTCGGAGTCCTTTCTTAAATCAGAATAATCTTCTACCCTGACTAACATATTAAATAGCCGCTATTGCTCTAAAGTTCTTAATTAAAGGTACCTTAGATGTATTCTCAGATTCAAATACTACCTTAACAGCAAACACTGAGAACGAACTTTGTGCGTTACTTGGGGTTGCACCTGAAGGATATACAGTTTGACCACTTGCAAGAGATATACTATATGCTATCTCATTAAACTCACCTTCTTGATCTGTAAATGGTATATTCGCACCATAATTAGGTGTTGATAATACTGAATCTACTGTTGGGCTTAATAAGTACCAATCAATATTCTCATCAATATCATTGACGTTAGTACCTAGTTTAACATATACCGAAATATGAGTTTGAGTCGGTCTATGAATGTCCATCCAAATCTTCAATTCAGATGATTCTTCTTTTAACTCGACAGTCTTAGCAACATATTTTGCTTGAGCTGATCCACGGAATGGATCTGTTTCAGCAAAATAGTTATCTACTAAATTGTATCCAGAAGTTGCAGTACCAATTGGTCTATCAATTCTATTTGCAATAGTAATCACCGAACACCTATCAAGGTCAATTAATGGAGTTAGGTGAGATACTGATGTTCTCATTGTTCCAGTTAAAGTCATTGATGGAGTTGCTAAAGAAGCATTCACTGCGTTTCTTGTTGATAGAATAACCTGAGGGGTGTTTGAGTTAACGTTTTGATTAACAACAACACCCGCCGCAGTAGTATTATTATATGTGCTAGGATCCGTTGATACCATATTCCAAGTGAGGTTAGTACCTGGCATAATCATATTCTCTACATATGGATATGCTGTATTCCATACTACATTATAGTCTGCAGAAACATTCGTTCCACCACTAATACCTGAAGAAGTAGCAACAGTTGTTCCACTGTTTGCTTCCGCAGAGAAGGTAAATGTGTCTATTCTAATATCAGTAACAGTTTGTTCAGCATTGATTTGAGTTGCTGGTATACCATTAGAAGCAGCAGCACCCATAATCTCTACTTTATCACCAACTTTGAGTCCATGGTTAGGCATGAAGCACACAATAGCAGTCGAGCCACTAGATGTAGTAAATGGATCAGATTTTAATCCTTTCTGTGGAACTACCCCATTCTCTAGTGTTAGAGTATGGTCAAGGTCTTTAACAAAATTAGCTCTGTTTAACACAAATCTTAAATCACTTGATTGATCTGCAGTCCATGTAGAAGCATTTGCTGATTTAAACATTACACCATTATATGGTTGCGCTTGGATAACTACATCATTAGAGTCTCTCTCACCAACTGTTGCAAAATCAACTGTATATCCATTACTGTTACTTAAAATAACAAAGCAATATTCTCTGTCTTGTTGTAGATGGATAGGAGATGGGAATGTAAATCTAGTTGCAGCAGTAGTACTTACTGCTGAAGCTGCAACTGTTACATCACCAAATGGAAGTACCCTTTGGTTTGGATAACCATTTTCCATTTCTCTAATTTGAACAGTTACCGGAGCTGCAATTGAAGTTGTGTCTTTAGAATTAAAGTATAAATCAAGACTCGTAATGAAACAACCACCTGCCAAACCAATCATAAATGATTGTGCTAGTGGGTCACTCCATGTTGTACTAATTAATTGTTTAGTACTTCTATTGTCTGAAACATTTCTTTTCTGTATTGTAGGAACACGAGTAGCTACAGTAACATTTTCAACGGATTCTAATATTCCCTTAGATGTGTACATGGTGGAAGCAGATGTAATTGTAACATCTTCACTTCCAGTATTACTTTGATCTTCTGTTAACAATAATTCTTTAGTACCTGAAGTTAAACCATCAGGAACCCAGAAGTAGAAACTTACGGATCCAGCTGAAGTTGTTGTAATAGTAGTTGAACCACCCGGATACTGACTATTGTTCTTAGCATATACTGTAGCATCAACACCACCGACCGAAGTAGGGGCTACTGTTGTACTAACATAATCATCTACAGCAACACCATCAAAGAATGGATATAGTCTTGTATTAGGACGACATCTGGTTACTACACAAGTAACAAGACGACTTCTCATGAATGGAAGAATGTTAACTTCTACTACTCTGTCGCCATGATTCTCAAGAACCGTTGATGGGGCTATAAAGGTTTGTACACCACTTCGACTCTTCTCTGTTGTTCTATACGTCTCATGCTTATGCATTTCCTGTGGTGTAGAAGCAAGTGTTGTCTTCACTTCTGTGCCAGTCCAGTTAGTTTCCCATGAATCCCATACAGTACCCATTGCATTTTCTTCCCTTAATTGGGAAACTAATGCGTCATACACACTATCATCATCGATAACAACTGCTGGTCTACGGCTTGTTTCTTTCCATTCATCAGATGATGGGGTTAGTTCTAATGTACCTGTCCAATTGAACACTGAGAATGGGTTAACATTGATAGAACCACTAGCCTGTTGTTGACTAATAACAGCAACCTGAGAATATGGTAGCGTTACTAGCCCACCATATTTTTGTGTAACACCTGAATTTCCATCATTAGTATTGTTATATTCTAGTGAAATATTATCTTCATTAAATGTAGGGCGAGCTAAACCATTCAACCTATCAATACCTGCTTTGAATTCAGGTGAATCTACCCGAGATGCTTTAGTATTGGTAAACGGATCTACAATAAGACCAGTTTTAAAGGCATGAGTTGATGTATCATTATCCCACATCTGTTGGTTTGCTGCTTGATTTTCTAAATGGTTCAATGCAGTATAGTATTCCATTCTATTAATACGTCTGTCCATAGTACTAATATCACGCATTGTGAATCGTCTATTATCAAGATGTTGAATGTGTACATCACCAGCGTCAAATGTATATGCTGGAATAGTTAGGACAGCTACAGTCATAGCCTCCTTAGGATTATCAGGTGAACCAGGAGTAAGAGAATCTTGCCCCTCTAATATTTTAAATTCGCCTCTTGAATCAAAGTATACTTTGTCAATTCTACCTAGATAATGTTGAACATCTGTTTTAAATGTGGATCCAGACCTTGGATGCAATTGAGTTGAAGTACCAACAATCTGTCTAAAGTCTACAGCATCTCTTAATTCAATTCCATTGAACTTTCCGATTGAAGTATAATCACCAGCATCATAAGAGTCTACTGTGAAGAAGTCACCACTGCCAGAATGGGCCCAATATGAGAATGTAATTCTCAATGATACATTAGCATCATGAGCTACCTCATAGTTTGAACCTGATTTGATTCGAATACGACCGTAGTCATAAATAGCGTCTCTTTGGCCATTATCCAACTCAAAGTATTCAGTTACTGTTCGAACAACAAGTGAGGTTGAAGTGTTATATTCTTCAACAGTCAACAACGATTGAACATCTGCGTATGTACTTAAAGCATTACCTTCATACTTAGTGAAGTCAACGTTTGCAGAGCTTACAATAGTTGGAAGAAGGACAGCGCTTGGTGTAGTTAGAGTTTTACTTCTATGACCACCAGTATTACCGCCAGTTTTAATTACAGGAGCAATTAATCGTACATCCGTACCCGCAGTTATCACTGAAGCACCAAGAGTAATTGTTACTGTTTTATTCGAAGCAGATAGAACACCTGACCAATCACCTGGGTCAACTGCTGCATCATTGTCTACTGACCATAATGTCCAATCCAACATAGGAGCTGAACTTGTATGAACATCAGTAAATGATTCATCTGCTCCTAAAGTCCAAGTTGCTGTGGTAGATGCTACGTTGTAGATAGAATCCATTTCTCTCACAACTTCATATGAGTGGTTATAATCTGATGTACCTGATGTAACTGAGTCTAATGTTTTAATTACATCATTAGGGAGTTTAAATACTAAGTTCTCTTCAACAAACTGATAGCCAACAAGACCGTGGGTTGCAATCCATCCCTGATACACATCGAAATTAGTAGAATTCACTGTAATAGTACCAGTTGAGAATCCTTGAAAACCATTCGCTGGGACAGTTGGTGTAACATTAATAACATTTAAACGGAAGACGTTTGGAACCGAACCCGCACCCTTTACCCAATTCTGAATAGATGCTAAAGTTGCCGTACCAATTGTTGTACCACCACTATTTTTTAATGTAATAATATCACCTGGAACTGGAAGATCACCTTCCAATCCTTCATTTGCGGCCCATGTTTGGCCAATACCACCAGATGTTCCTGACTCAGTAATATATATTAAACTATTATGAGAGATTGTAGTAGATCTATCTGTTACTACAGTTGAAGAGTTACCCTTTCTAACTGCTATCTGAGACTTATTATATGTCTCCACTTCATAACCTTGAACATATGCTTTCGTAGGTTCAATCGCTAAAGCGATGTGAGTTGATGTATCATTAACAAGACGACCAACAAACGGGTTGATTGCATAGTTACCAGATTCATCAAATGTTCTGCGAGCAAGTGTATCTTCAAATACTGAATAATCACTTACGCGTGCTTGCTTGACAATATCACCAGCTTCAACCCTAGCAAGAAGAACAAAGTCAACTGCTGTTGTAGGACTGGTTACACCGTCCCAAGGATTCTGTGAGATTAATGAAGTTTTAATTGAGACTCTATGAGCACCTGGTGCAGCTGCATTAGGTGATCCCGTTGCATTATCATTTAAACTGGAATCTTCCGAACTTGTTACGATGGCTTCTGTAATATGGAAACCGACATCTTGAGTAGGAGCTGTAGAATACTTACCTACTACAACAGTAGCAGCTTTAGTAATAACGAAACGCTTTCTGATATAATAGATACCTTCGCTTACTGATACTAAGAAACCAGCACCTGTAATAGTTGTATCAGTATTATCAATTACGTTACCGACAGTAGCTGCAAATGATGTTCCTGTTAAACTTGCTGTGGTTGAGAATGTACTATTACCAGCAAAGTGGTTTAAGTAAAGAGTTACAGGATCTGTTGTAGTACCCGCTTCGACATGGAGAATTTTAGCATAATTACCAGCACTATCAGTAATCTCTAATCCAATCAGAGAAGATAATGTGGTTGTGGATCCGGTTGCAGAGCCATTTAATGATGCTAATTTTACATATCTAACTTCTTTATAAATTTCTACTCCACCAGGCACAACCATAGACCCATTTTTAAACATATGGTCGCCTACACTTGAGACTTGATTTTGAAGCATAGACTGGAGTTGGGTTAGTTCCCTAGCTTGAATAGCTACTCCTGGTCTAAATAAAATCTGATTATATTTTTCCTTTGGTGTGAGACCATCTACTGAGGTCGCTTGGTTATAATCATCCCAATATGGATCGATGTGTGTATTTAATGCCATGGGTTATCCTTGGGTTATCCTTAAAATTCTATTACTAGTCTAATTGTCTCGTTTTGGCTCGAGCCTCTTGATACTGCATCTCTATTCTCAACAAACATAACTGACCCCGTATCATACGTTAAGTCTGAAGCTACCAATGATGATACTGAATATGATCCAGTACCAATAGTGTCTGATGTTGTAAATGGTACATAACCAGAATCTCTGTCTTGTACATAATGTAAAGTGCTACCTGAATACTCAACTACAATTCCTACAGCACCTGAACTTGACCCCGTGATTTCTTCACCTGGAGTGAAAGAACCAGAAGATACTGTAAGAGCTTTACATGCGTTGTATACTGTACCTAATGCAATCGCTGATGTGGCAGCATCAACTGGGTCTGCGATAAGTGAAAGTTGTCTGAACGAACCTGAAGAAGGAATCGCACCACTTTCATCACCGTTAAATGTCTTGTTAAAAATCACATAGTGACTTCTTAAATCTCTAATAGCTTTCTTACCAAAACCACCTGGAGGAGCAATAACAACTCTTGCTATAGCGCCAGCTCCAGCTGAATCAGTAATTACAACTGATGCATTATTATATCCTGTTCCGTGATTGTATGTATAACTTCCTGCGGATCCAGTCTCTAATACGATCTCAGTAATAACACCACCAACTACTGTAGCTGATGCTGTAGCACCAGTACCATCGCCCACAACTGTTACAGTTGGACTTGATGTGTATCCTGTACCACCATTAGTTACTACAATATTATGAATCGCACCATCAACAGCATTGTCTTCAACATCCCATTGATTAAGGAATATAAACTCAGCATCGCCTGATACTGGTCTTGTAGAAGAAGTTAATACTGGAACAGGAATGAATTGTGTTGTAAGGAAAGCAGTTGCAGTTGCAGTAGGAATTGTTAACATGAACTTCCAAACATAATCGTCTGATGTTCTAACTACTCCAGTTGTTACTGTTCCTACACCTGTATCTGGGTTTACAGTAGATGCTGTTGCTGCACCTGCTGAATCAATACCAGTACGTAAGCAAAGATAAACATTATAGTTATCAGATATTACATAGTATCCAGTACTCGAACCTGATTCAAGTGCTACATCTGCATCATCATATGCTACATAAGTAGTTCCTGATGCCCAAGTGTGACGTGGGCTGCAATGAAAAACATCACCAGCAGCAATGTTCTTTACTGCCATTAGTGAATCCCACACACCTCGTGAGATATTATCGTTTTCGTATAAAGCATCAGGTACTTCCAGAGAACTGACCAATGGCCAAGCATCCGGTTTACCTAATCCCAAGTAATATTTAGTAGTAGACACACTGTCAACGAACCTTTCAGTTGCATCTAATCTAAAATCATGTGTAATTATCGCTGACATTTTTAAGTCTCCGTTTTTTAAATTAAGTTATGGTTATTTGTGATCCAAAGTGAATCCCTATACGTTTATTTATAGCATCTTGAATGGTATAAACTCTGTAATCTCGAATAGGTCTCCAGTTTTTGAATTTAGTATTTTCGAAATGGTCCCAAGCACCAAAGCGCGTCATTACATTGGGGTCATAATCGAGGTATTTGTATACAACATTTAACGCGCTTGCTACTGGAACAGCATAATCTGTTACATTAACAAATATTAGGAATGGCAATCCACCCACTTGCGAACCTGGTTGTATAACAGGTATTCCAAACTGTAATACTTTAATGAAAATAAAGATTTCACCGAAGTATACAAAACCAGCTGGATGAACAAGGCGTCTGAAGTTATCTTGCCAATCAAGGTTGTTTACACCTTGTCTCAGAACATAAGAAAACTTTTGGTAAAAATATGAATCTTGAATGTACTTTGCAGTATTGGGCATACTGTTTCTCTGAGAATTATCTTCCGACCAGAAACCTCTTGTATACGCTTTAACAACATCACCATTAGCTAATTGAGTATCAAACACAATGTGTCTGTCATTAACTTCTGTTGATGAATTATATACTACCTTTTCAGTAGCGTTGGTAATAACACCATTAACTGTAATGACGTCATCATCCCCCTTAAATAGTAGACCATTATCATCTGCAACATCAATTGTGCGCCTGTCAATTGGTATTACAAAGGAACTAAATTTTCCACTACCAACATAATCAGCTTTTGCTGCCTCGATTATATCTAATAGATTTTGTTCAATGGTTCCAGAAGATGCTGGCTGGCCTGCAACTTCCCTAAGTATATCAATGGAATCGCCAATATCAACAGTACCATCCTCATCAACATCCGCCTGTAAAAGATTATTGGAAAGAACTTCTAATGCAAAATCATAAACATCCTGGTCAGTAGGGGTCTGATTAGTCACGTAATTCAGGACTTCAATTGCCAGAGCATTAAAAAATCCATCGGCTCCATGACTTGTAAACGTGTTGGCTTGCCATACTGAAAGAGTTGGAAGAGTCCAAGTATAAGAAGGAATATCAGATACTTGCTCCACCCAAGTGGATGCAGATGGGCTTATAATATCATCACCAGGATAATATATCTCGACATCTGAGTTGTGCATCAATCTAAAGAATGCTTGAATAGAATTAGGGGTACCACGAGACCTATAGAATTCTATTAGATGTTTATAGAATAATCTCGGATCAACAGTAAAGTCTCTTGGAATCGCTACACCAATTTCTCTTTGAAGGTCTTCTAGCAACTCCGTTTCAATTAAATCAATATCCCGTTGGTGATCCAATTGATTTAAGTAAAATCCACTTACACCATCATTCTCCTTAGTAGATTCTAAGAATAGAGCATATACTTTAATGAACTCGACCAAATCCCCATAATTGTCAGATATGTGCTTAGGTATTAAGTCGTCGACGTATGAGGATATATTATAAGCCATTAGTAATTCGAACCTGAAGTTGTTTGATAACTGGCACCTGCAGGTGATCCACCAGTAGCCATCGTATCAATAACACCAATTGGAGATAGGTTAGCTAAATCAATCGATAAAATATCATTTCTTGTAGGTTTAATATCTGGACTATCTGGACGAACAAAAACATCTATAACTGTGGATCCTACAATACCAGCTACGTTAAAGTCTACTAATGATATCTCTCCGGTTCCAGGAACCAATTCTCCAACATTAACTCCTACAACTGAATCATCACTATTTACCACTTGAATAATACATTTTCCTGAACCAGTATTGTAGTAATCTTTTAACCTACAACCGGTATGACTACCATATGTAAATATAGATGAGCTAATCTTAGATCCAGTAGAGATTTCTGCCAAAGGTTGATTGAAATCTATAACATGGTCTTCATTGGTCCCTATTGTAGGTGTAATAGCTTTAGACATGGTAACTAGAGTTACGTTAGATATAATAGATACATCTGCATTGTCTACGACACTGGTTACGTTAGATGATCTGAATACACCTCCGAACAAGTCAAGGTTCTTATCATTATAATTTTCAATGTTAGCTTTAATCTTATCACCCAAGTCGTTGACGTTTAAGTTAGTGATGTTAGGATTGTATCTGAATGTAGTTGCTAATCTCACTTTAATAATATTTGGATCTAAAATTTTAGGTGTGATAGAAATTACATTAAATTTATTTAGGGCAAGAATCAATTCGGTCTTTTCTAAGGCAGTAAGAGTATCAGCACCATTTGGCTTAACTGATATGTATACCGTACCATATTCAGGAACAGGTTGATCTTCACCACCCCAAACAGCAACAGTACGAGCATCAGCATATTGTCCAATAACAATCGCACGATAATCTTCTGGAGTCACAGCTCTGTTTTGTGCTGTATACATTCTAGGAGCATTATATTTAATACTCTCATTATTTTCCCTAGCACTTCCACCAGTAGCTGCTTTAACATTTGATAATGCTGTAGATGAATTACCAGCGCCTGTATTATCTGTTAAGGAAGACGCTAATGTAAATCTGGATGCTCCATTAACATTTTTAGGTCCAGTTACAATGTAACGTAATCTAATTGTATCACCGGCTAGTGGTCTCTCTCCAATAATACCATCACCAAATTTTACTTCGAAGAATCCTTCTCTACTTTCTTCTAAGAAGTATACACGAGAAGTATTTTTAATTTCTACAAGGTTGCTTGATAAGACATAGTCTGAATAAGCAGATGAAGAGCTATTAGTAGTATCAACTTTTAATGTTGTGGTGTCTACGTTTGTATCATATAATAAGTATCTTTCACTTGTATTAGGACTGTATCGATACTCACGAACTGCTGAGGACCCTTGTATAAGTTCAAGATCAGTGAATGTCCATACATTATTAATCGGACTAACTTTCATTGGAGTGACTACCGTAAATGTTTCAGTAAATCCTTCCCTTACTACTTGAAATTGAGTACCATATGGGATTGTATAATCCATCGGAGTGTTGTTTCCATCTGAAGTTATATTCCATGATGGCGTGCCCGCACCATCAACCTTTCCGTTAATGGTTAGGGTTACGTGTGCTTTAGCAGAACGACGAGAACGCGGAGTGTAACCAAGTAATTTGGCGTGACTTACTACTGACTCTCTAAGTTGTGCTGTATCTAAAAATGTTTCATTTAAGGCAAGGTTGGCGTTGACAGCATTAACATGAGTCATGTATGATAATACATCAATAATAGTATTGACTGCGGATCCTTCATAATCATAATCAGCAATAGGTCCCTCTTGTTCTTTCATATATCTAATCAGATTCGTTTTAATCTGATCAAAATCCATTTCTGATTTATTAATTCTTCCCGCCATTATCGTAGCCTCTCTAAGTTTGTTTGTATATCAATCGACTCTAACGTAGATATTAATTGTACCGTTACAGTGATATTAATTGCATTTGTATCAGGATTAGCCCTAATTTCAATATTTAGTATATTCACCCTCGGCTCATCATTCGTAATAGCATTTCTAATTGAAGCTGACATTGACTGTGCTGTGATCTGGTCTATGTTTTCAAATAGGTATGCGGTAAGATTCGCTCCGAAGTAAGGTCGAAACGGTTTCTCCCCATGATTGGTTCTAAGAATATTTAATACGCTTTGTCGTATTGCAGCTGACTCCCTTTTAATAGCAATATCGTTTTCGATATTAGGATTAGCTGAAAACATAAAGTCTATATCAGAATACTCGCTTGTTCTTGCTGTTGTTATACTTGCCATAGTTCTATTTATACCTTTTACCCAGACTTATTCATATGGATTGTTCCATTTGGTGTATCTATATTAATATCACTATCTGATGAAATATCAAGATTTCCTGTTGAGGCAATTGTTATTTTTTGATCGCCAGTAATTTTAATATCATTGATAGCTTTGATTATAATTCCTGGATTACTTGTTCCTTTAACTGGGAGCCAACTTCCGCCTGCTAGTAAACAAGCAGCTTCATTAGTAGCAGCAGCTCCGGAACAGTACATGGTTGGGTCTTCTTTAATTATTACTTGGTCAGAGGCAGTAAGTTCTACATTAGCTAGCGTTTGAAGTTTTATCTTAGCATCAGCTTTTAGTGCAAACATTCCATCCATTTTAATACTTGCGTGGGCACCAACAATTCTAATATCTCCAGCAGAAGCAATATCTGTATCCCCGCCTGCTTGAATATTACAATTACCGTTTGTAATAATATTAACATTTCCTATAACTTCAAGGGTCTCTTCGCCGGCAACTAATGTGTAATTATTTCCTACCACTTTTGTAACTTTGGATCCATTAGGTCCTACTTCATAGTATGTTCCACTTGAGTGTCTTTCGTGAATTCTTGGAGCACCATCAGAATCATCATATTCTTTTATATGACCTTTCCTTGTTTCGAAAACATTGTTCTTAGGATACTCAGGCTTAACAATTCGGTTAGGTTCATACTTACCTTTTATTTCATTCCTATACACATTAGGGTATATTCCTCTGTACCTCATATTAACATCAGGGGTAGCTGGATTACGTGGCCATTGTCTATCAGGGTCTTTAAATCCTTGCCCGTCAATTTTAGTATCAGCTAAAGCTGTTGTTGGTAGTGTTCCTATAATTAAAAACTGTTGAAGGGAATCATCTAAAGCAGAAAGAATTACAGTCGATCCCTGCACAATAAAAGGACTTTGACCTAAACCTGAAATACTTGGACTAGTAGTAGGTGCCATTGTATAACACCATGGTAATCGATTAACAGGATGTGTTTCAATATCAGCAGTGTGTACACCAATAATTCTCACAGCATACCTTCCTAAGGCATCTGGATCTTTTGCATCTTCAACAACACCATAGTATAATTCTATCATAATAAATTCCCCTCTGCATCTCTACTTCCAAGATTTGATCCCATAATAGTATCTGGTGACACCATTCCATCTCTAATAATTGTTAAGTCTTGTTCATAGTCTCTATCTTTCATTCTATGAGTAATGGTAGCCACCACAAACCTACCCGTATATTTAGCACTAAGTCTTTCCTTGGTACCCGTAGTGTCTCCTGGAATACCTTCTGGGAGGTCCATAGTAACTGTATCACCAACTTTTAGCTTTGGCATTGCTCTACAAGAATACACATCAATTACTACAGATTCCATTTTAGATCTGATTGCATTTGCTATTGCTATTTCTTTAGCATTCATTGCACTAATTAGTTGTTTGTCGTCTCCCGTTTGCAAACACACAGTTGTTTTTTCTATTCCATGTACAACATCAAATTCAGCTTGTAATAAACCATGATATTTACTATCCCTAGACCCAACATCAATCACATCTTGAAGATATTGATAAGTCTGTTCGTGGACAGGTACTGAAGCAGCCAAGTTTACGGTTTTAATTGAACATCCTAAAACACCTGCGGCCGCCCTATCTACTTCACCATCGTGGTCATGTCTAATCATAACTTTTGATGGAGCTCCGTGAAGATGTCTAATGCCTTCCAGGGTATCAGGCAATACAGGACTCACATTATAAAAAGGTAGAGAACAAATCATGCGTTCCCATGATGATAATTTAGTAGGATGTTCTGCCCACAATCTTTCATATAAGAACATCGGACTACCTTCTATGGTATACGAATTGTCAATGATTTTTCCGATAGCCTTTAACGGACTCCAATTAGGACATGTATACAAACCTTGTGTACCTGCCCAAGAGTCAACATACAACTTAGGATGCGCGCCTGGAGTTTTATCTAAAAGTTCGTCCCACAACAGACTAATAATTTGAGAGGCATCACCATCAAACGGTTTGGATACTCTGGATAGAGCATTGCCTAGTTCATATGGGCTTCTCAAATTTAGACGATAAGTTTTGTGTGTTTGAATATTAGTAGTATCTAAGAATGAAATGCCATCGGCATAAAACTTCTTTACTAACGGTTGTCCTTGATATTGACACTCAATCACAACATAATCTCTAGCAGATCTAATATGATTATCAGCGAAACTTCTTCCATCTGTTATCTCAAGATGCCCATCTAAGAATGGTTGGTATATACTTTCATTCAGTTGAACGGCTCCTACCAATGAAGTGATATCAGCTTTATTGTAGTGTACAGTGAAATGTTCGAATGCAGAGTGTCCTGCTTCTCCCATTGTATTTGGCGGTGGCATTAGCGTGAAATCTCCCTTTCAAACTCTTTAGCTACTTCATTAATTAAATCTGGTTTGATAACAGAGATAGTTCTGTTTCTATCATTAATCCACTCTTCGAATATCAAGTTAGAAATAGGATGAGTTCCTGTCTCTCTTTGTGGAACGATATCACCAGTAGTTGAATCTACATGGTGGTGAGGCGCATCATAATGATTTACAACTGAACTAAATTCGATATTCCAATTAGGTCCACTTATAGAAACTGCTGCATTAGTTAAAAATTCATTTTGCTTCCACACGTTGGTTCCTGGATTGAATTTATCGATAATACACAGACCTCGGTTTGTTGCGGTGGCATCATATACACCATTCCGTTCACATCTATATTGTGGTTCAAATACAACATAACCATCATTCAAATGAATAGATTTAACTATACCTTTACATTCGGGTCTTGTAGTTTCATATAAAACATCTCCCACTTGGATATTAGCATCTATAATTGCAGATGATGAAGCCCTTCCTGCATTACCTGGATATTTATTTTTAGAGTATTCAACTATTTGCTGTAGACTCTTTGGCCAGTCATTCCATAAATTCTTTAAGTTGGGATTCATAAGAACGAATGTCCAATAGAAGTCTGGAGAGCCATAAAGTCTATGACTCAATTGTTCCATACGTTCTCCATCTTGAACCTTTACTTTATTATAAAATGATACACTATTGCGTAGACGTTCAGACAAGGTAACATTAGAGCTTAAATTAACGACGTGTTCTAATATACCGTTTCCTTCAATGTCATATCCTAAACGACCAAATTTCTTAAAGTATGCCATTAATAGCCTCCTGGTGTGTTATGATTGCCTTCAGATAACATACCTGTAAGGCCAGCGGTACCAGCATCTGTGCCTTCAATATCACCACGATATAGTGGCATAATTTCTTGAAGGACAAAAGAGAAATCAATCTCTACCGGAGCTCCATTTCGTCTAAAATAAGAAGCGGAGTTGGGGTTATAATTTACAGTAACACTTGAAATGAATGTTGGTGGAAGTTTAATCATATGAGAAACACCCATAAATGATGTTTTCACTTTATAAGGACTACCCATTGTTAAAGCACTTTTCTTCTTAGGTCTTGCTGCTGCCCTGAATGCTTGAATAATCATTCTTGCATGATTGGATTCATTTTCATTATCAGGAAGGAATTTAAATCCAAAATTGAAAGTACGTAATGCTGTATTTTTAAAATGCATGTATTCATTAGGATTAAATACATTACCACTTAACCTAATATGTTCATCACCAACTAGTTTAGCTGCACCTGCAGTAGCACCTATTCCAACACCTGCTAATTTAGAAAGTTTACCAGAGCCACCAAATATACTCAGACCAGCCATTGCTGTTAACCCTTCTGATAATGAATGAGATGATGCCATCTTCAAGTCTTCGCCTCCTAGTCCATCCCTTTCTTGAGTAGCTGCCATTGTTGCTCTTGTATTAGTCTCATAATTAATTTGGTCATTTACTTCAATTGATGGTGTCATGTATAATGCTATAGAACGTATTTTCTTTTCTTTAATCTTTCCTTGATTTTTTAATTGTGCTTCAGTGTTGTTTCCATATAAACCTGCTACATCCCCAATTCCAGCATTATCACTATAATTATTATTTACAAAACCTTCCTTATAGTCTTGGGGGCCCCATCTCATTACTCCAGTCTCTCCCCATGGAGCAGAGTATGCTGGTTCTGATCCAGGTGCTGAAGGAGCATAATCTAAATAAGATTCATAAAGTTCAAATACGATATGGGGATCAACATTTATATTAGGCTTGTTAGAATTAAAAATAAAGTCTGCTCCAGATTCATTATCCGAAAGGCTTGAAGGATACCTCAAATCCATTGTTTTTTTGTCGAGGTAATCTACCGTTGCCACACCATCACCAAATCCTTCCAAAGCAGAATCTGCTAATTGGGAAAGGATATCATCGAATGCGTTACCTATGTTAGTGAAAATGGACATTATGTCTCCAAAGTAATTAAAGTCGTTATACTTATTTATACTAAATATCAGTATGAGAAAGACTTACTCCGGAAAATGGAAACCCAAATACCCCCAAAAATACAAGGGAGACGTTAATAATATCCGATACCGCAGTTTGTGGGAACGAAATGCTTTTAGATGGGTAGAGAAACAATCGTTTGTTAAGTGGTGGAATTCAGAAGAGACTGTAATAGGCTATGTGTGCGATACTGATAAAAGGGTTCATCGTTACTTTGTAGACCTTACAATTAGAACAATGGATGGAAAAACTATTTTAGTTGAAATAAAACCATTCAAAGAAACACAAGTTCCTAAGAAGAAAAATCTTAGAGAGGCTTTAACGTACATGAAAAATACATCTAAGTGGAGATATGCTAAGAAGTATTGTGATGATAGACCTGGATATAAGTTCGAAATATGGACTGAAAAGACATTAGAGGGATTGGGTATTAGAACATTGTCTCCTATGAGAAAGAAGAAATCGATCAAACGACCAAGGAAAAAGGTATAAATATATGCATGGATAAGAAAAAAGCAGAATCCCTGGCTACTACTATTGATCAATTTAGGATAGTTCCTAGACTATTAATGATAGCGTATGGTACAGTATTTTGGGTAACGACTCAGTGGTTTATGGGATTACCGGATCCGTCAGCACCTCAAGCAGCATTTGTTTCTACAGTTGTAGGAGCTGGAGCAGCTTGGTTTGGTTTATATGTTAGGGGGAAATAGTGGCTGATTCATTATTCGATAAATTAGAAGCAGAAGCCTTTAGACGAGGGTTAACAAAAAGAAGTGACGAAGCTCAAAAGTGGTTTATGCAAAGAGCTAAGACCATGAAGTTGAATATGCAAACTGTTATTAAAGATGATAGACTTGTTAAGAAAAGCCGACCTAGAGTTGGTGATATGTTTATGTATCACTATGATCCAAAACATAGGGAAACGCTTCCGTACTATGATACATTTCCTTTGACGATTATGGTTGATAAAGCACCTGGTGGATTTTATGGATTAAACTTGCACTATCTACCATTAAAACATAGAGCGATATTCCTTGATAAGTTATCAGAGATTGCTAACAATAAGAAGTATGATGAGACTACGCGCCTAAAATTAAGCTATAACTTATTAAAATCAGCAGGTAAGTATAAATATTTTAAGCCATGTTTCAAACATTATTTAACGAAACATATAGATTCAAAGATTATGAAGGTCGAAGCGTCGGAATGGGATATAGCTATCTTTCTACCAACTGAGCGTTTCCAAAAAGCTAAGAAAAATAAAGTTTGGAAAGATAGTAGAGGAAAATACTAATGTCATTACCAGTAAGCGTAGACTCACTAAAATCAGCAATCGGGAACCGTGGTGGTTTAGCACGAGGGAACAGGTTTGCCATTTACATGTCACGCCCTAATGGCCCTGGTTTACTTAACACCGATCCACTATCAATATTAACTAACCTACTTAATGATGGTTTCAATCTTCACTCATTAGTAAACGATCCAAGAGATATCTTCTTATTATGTGAAAGTGTGCAAATTCCTGGTAAGAGAATTGTTACTATGGATCAATTCCATACTCACTTTTCTGTTAAGAGACCATACACAAAAATGACAGATGAAGTTACTTGTACGTTCCTTCTAACAAATGATTATTACATCAGGAAGTATTTTGATAATTGGCAAGAACAAATTGTAGATAGTCAGAATAGTCCTAAGATTGGATACCTTAGTGATTATGCTACAGATGTAATTATTCAACAGATTTCGAGTAAACAAGAAGTGATTCCTGGATACCAAATAAAATTAATTAATGCATTTCCATTAGCAGTTGGTGCTATTGAATTATCGAATGCGCAAGAGAACTCTGTGCTTCAGGTTATGATAACCTTTGCATATGATACATGGGAGTCGACTGGTATTATAGACAGCGCGGCTGATTTGATTGGAGTTGGGTCAAACCTTGTAGGAAATACAATAGACCAAATATTATAAAAGGAAATACATAATGGCATTACCAAAAATTGCGGCACCGTCGTATGAAATGAAGATACCGTCTTTAGGAAAGAAAGTAAAGTATAGACCGTATTTAATTAAAGAAGAGAAGATTTTGATGATTGCATTGGAATCTAAATCCGAGAAACAAATTGAAAGAAGTGTCTTGGATATTATTGGAAATTGTGTTGAAGGAGATATTGATACATCATTATTAACATCGTTTGATATTGAGTATTTGTTCCTGAAACTAAGAGCTAAGTCAGTTGGTGAAGGTGTTAAATTAAGTTTAACATGTTCATCAGAAGAATGTGAAGAGAAGACTAATATTACTGTAGACCTTGATTCGGTTACTATGAAGAATTCAAGCAATATAGGAAAACTTCTTAGAGTCGATCTTGGTGATAAGCTAATAGTAGATTTACATTATCCTAGAATATCTGAAAAGATTACTAAGAAAGATCAAAAGTCAGATGCTGATAGTTTGATTGCAACAGTAGCATTAAGTTTAGATATGATATATTATAAAGAAGATAGTTTCACGACAAAGGATGTTTCCTTAGAAGAAACTAAAGCGTTTATTGAAAATTTAAGTTCAGGGCAATTTCAAAAAATAATTGAAGTTTTAGGAGAGGGCCCATATGTTAGTTATGATATCAAGTTTGATTGTAAGTGTGGACATACAAACGAGCATGAGTTAAAGGGGTTATCAGATTTTTTTATATAGCCCTTTCACATGATTCATTAGCGAACCATTATAAAACTAACTTCGCTATGATGCACAATTATAATTACAGCTTAACTGAATTAGATAATATGCTACCATGGGAAAGGGAAATTTATACGAACCTACTGATTCAACATTTAAAAGACCAAGAGGCAACAAATGGAAATGGGTAAAGGAATTAAAGACTTAATTAATGAAGTTAAGTCTCTTAATAAAAACAGCGAATTAGCTTTCGAGGGGAATTCTTTGGTTCTTCATGATATGGCTGATTCATTAGAGTCAAATACAACGGTCTTTGGGAAGATAGCAGAGGCAGTTAAATCTATTGAAGACACATTAGCAGGCAATGCTTTAGCTGATAGGGAAGCTGCTTTTGAAGCGAGGAATAAGAAAGGAGGCACAGATGCAGGTGGTGCAAGTGGTGCAAGTGCCCTTGCCGCTCCTGCTGCAGCAACAGGGGTTCTAGGTGGTATGTTAGGTGGCCTTGGTTTATCTGGGGGTGTATCAGGATTAATAGAAACAATCTTAGGATATAAACTTATCAAATCAATATTTGGATTCTTTAAGAAATTCCCTTCTAAAATAATGACTATGTTCAGAGCTACCATGGCGAGATTGATTCCTTTCTTAGCTACACCAGCTGGTTGGATTGCTATGGGTGCTGCAATACTAGGTTTCACTGCTTGGGCGTATTGGGAAGACGTATCTACATACGCATCAAAGAAGTGGGACGAGTTATCAGTATGGGCAACCAAACAACTGGATAATATCGGAAATACATTCAGTCAAACTTGGACGGATCTAAAAGGTACTTGGAACGAAGCATTGACTGGTATTAGTTCTTGGATCAGTGATAAGACAGCTCCATTATTCGAAGCATGGGATAATGCTTGGGCTAAGTTTGATGAATTCACTAATGTTATGTCTACAGGAATTGCAGAAACACAGAAGTGGTTGGAAGGAAAATGGGCCAAGTATTCCAGTGGAATAAGGGAGTACTTTCGCGAATTGTTTGGCTTTTCTAAAGATAGTAACCCAATTGACGTGGGATTGCAAAAGGCTTTGAAGTTGCAGGCCGACAAGATCGAGCTAGCACACTTTGATGGTAAAGAAGAAGCCAATAAAGTAGTCACTAGTATCATTCAAAACATTCAAGCAGCTGAAACTGTGACACAGGATGATGTGCAAAAAGAGATAGATGCCGCTAACAAACGCAGGGAAGAAAAAGAGCGCGCTGCTGCCGAAGCGGGTTCTTGGACAGTAATACCAAAAGACCCTAAAACAGGAGAACCTATTCGTCCTGGAGAGAGTATTAATATCTCTGGCTCTAATAATACAGATAACAGTTCTATTACCGTCAATAACTTT